GCCAGCACATCAGTGCCATCGCACCGCAGAGCCATCCGAGCACCATTGGGTACGGAAACCCCTGAACCAGCAGAAGTCTTGACCGTCTGTGCAAACCCCGTGCTGTTGGTCACGAAGTACAACTTGCTGGTCGAAGGAACAATGACCTGATACGAAGCCCCCGGAGTCCCCCCAAGCACGAGGAACATGGACTTCGCTTCGTCAGCAACTCCGTTGGCATTGGTCAGCGTGTAATTCGCCGCCGTCATCGTGATGCTGGTGGTCCCTGCAACCGCCTTGTCAACCAGAGCGGTCAGGCTGTTGTTGACCTCATCCCCCCAAGAACCAGGGTACTCCCCGGCAGAAGGCTGAACCAGTCGAAGGCTTGTGGTGTATGAAGGCATTTGAACCTCAGTTGATCATTTGGGTCCAGTTCGGACCTTGGACTGTTGGTACTGGAACCCACCCCGGCGTTTGAGCGTCTACAACCCCCGTCCAATTTGGATTCTGAGTGTTGGGCACCAGCCCCCAGACATTGACGTATCCTACCAGCCCAAGCGCTTGCACGCCAGTGGGAACTATGATAGCGCTGCCCGTGACCGAGACGGTGCCTATGAACCCTTGCGCCTGAACCCCTGTAACCGGGACAGTGAGCGTTAGGTCTACGGTGACCGTGCCGATCTGGCCTTGTGCCTGAACCCCGGTTACAGGGACTACAAGCGTCAAATTTACCGCTACTGTGCCGACTTGCCCTGTGGCTTGGACACCTGTTACCGGAACGTCCAGCGTCAAATTTACAACAACAGTGCCGACTTGCCCTGTAGCCTGAACACCAGTAACAACAACTAAACCGCCTGCTGGGTTCCCGTAGGTTCCGCTACCGTAGGTAAACGCACCATAGGCGTCATCCGGCGCGTCACCACCAAAGGTGCCATTACCGTAGGTTGAGTCGCCGTAAAGTTGTGCTGGCACTATTCACCTCGCGCCTCGCGCTCCATCGGTGAATTCCAGTACCCATAGCGCAGCATCTGCCACAGATATGTCAGGTAAAACTTAGTCGCACCCATGCGCTGGTACTGCGCCCAATGCACTCTCTCGTGCCGGATCAAATCAACATCAGTCAACCGCTCGGCCAAGATGTAAATTCCGAACGGCGGCAATGTGATGCCCGCAAAGCCGGTAAGTTTTAACCACCAGCGAACCGGGCCTTTGGCGGGCTTGATGTTCATAGCGTTACGTTCCCGCTAGGCAGAGGAGCCGGGACAGTGATGGTTCCGTTAGGAGGAGGAGGCGGTGGTGCTGGCTCAGGATCTACCTGATAGTCAACCCATTTCTCCTCGCTCTGGCTCCACTTCCACACATAGCCCTCGACCGGCGCGGGCTCCACAGGCCGCACCACCCATCCAGGCGGGCACCACCAGACCGTCTCTTCACCGGGTCCAGGCACAGGAGGCTCAGGCACCTCCACCCAGCCGGGTGTGCCGTCCGTCTCAGGCTTCGGGATGGAGCCGTTTTTGCTGTAGAGCGTCATAGCGTCGGGAAGGCTGCGGTGGGTGCTGTGAAGTTAGCCGTGTAGCGGGCGTAACCGTTGGTGATGCGGAGGTCTTGGATGTAGCCACTAAACAACCTTCCGCCAAAGTTTGTACGACCGACCTTTATGGCGCTGGTTGAATCGCTCAAATTACGCACCGTGGTCGATGTTGTGGTGCCAACAGTACCGTTAATAAATACTCGGTATGTTGTGCCGTCAAAAGTAAACGCAACGTGCGTCCACGTTGTGGAAGATAGGGTTGCCGCACCACTATTTGCAAGCAGATTGTTAAAAGTTCCTGCCTGCAAAACTGCTGTAGATGAGATAGAAAAATGCCAATTCGTATCTCCGGCCACATTGGTTAAGTTTCCAACCAAATCTTGTGTGGCTCCTGACGCAGCGTTTGTGCAGTACACCCACATCTCTACAGTAAACGGTGCTGTACCAAATCTCAGTTCTGGCTTTGCAACTATTGAAACTTCGTCCCCCGTCCCATCAAACGACATGCTCGTCGTGCCCCACTTCGCCTGCGTGGTGCTGACCTGCGCATCAGCCACGGTCTGCCCGTTGTTGATCGTGGCCGCGTCAAAAATGCCTGCGTTGGTGAAGTTCAGCAGCAGGCTGGTGTTGGTGATGGCGGTGAGGGGCGTGGTCGGCGGGGTGAAGGCTGCGGTGTAGACGGCGGTGCCTTTGACAACGCGGAGGTTGGAAAGGTAGGCGTTCATAGCTGAACCACCTAATGTAGCCCCGTCTGCTCCTATAACAGGCCGTGATGTGCCGTTCAAATAATTCGTGCTGTCTGTATAAGTAGAACCGTCTTGAGTTCCATTAACAAACAATTTTGTACTGGTCCCGCTACGAGACACAGCAATGTGATACCAAGTATTTGCAGCAATAATAACTGATCCTGCAATTCTTGGGTTATTATTAACATAAATTGCAAATACATTTGTTGTTTTATAAACTACTAAATAGTTCCCGTTAACGGTTGAAGGACGAGAGTCATAAACAATTTGCTGCGTTCCGGTGTCGTTTGAATAGTACCAAAACTCAACTGTAAAATCGCCTGTGCCAAAAGCAAATTCACTTTGCCCTCCAAGCGTCAAATAATCCCCCGTCCCATCAAAATACCCACTGCCCCCATACGAGGCCGTGCTGTAGGACGCTGGCGGGTTGAACGGCGCGAACTTGCTGATGCGCGTGTCACCATTGCGCGTGATGGCAAAGGCGTTGGTGCTGTTGTCAATGAAGCGGTTGTCCTGCAAGCACAGCAGGGAGGTGTTGGTGATGGCCGTCAGCGGGGTGGTGGGGGGCGTGAAGGCTGCGGTGTAGACGGCGGTGCCTTTGACAACGCGGAGGTTGGAAAGGTAGCCAAATACATCGTAAGTGCTGAATGAAATTAAACCGCCAATTGAAGGCGTTGTGGAGACAGTCCAGTTATTACTGTCTGTACCAGTGCCTTCAAGTACGCCATTAACATAAATTTTTGTGTCGTTTGAGCTAGTGCTTGAACGTACCACTGCCACATGATTCCAAGCATTTAGCACAATGCACGCGTTTGTTGTTGCGAATACCTCACCGGCTCCATATCTGTTTACGTATACTTTTCTTGCGCCAATAGGATTTGATGATCCAGCAATAAACAGCCCAATACCATTAGTTGCATTTCCAGATTCAAAAATTACCGCAGCGTCAGTATCAAGCGCTGTCAAATAAACCCAACTTTCTATTGTGTACGCGCCTGTGCCAAATTGAAAAGCCGCGTTATTAGGCGCGGTCAGGCGGTCATCAGTACCATCAAAATACCCGCTCCAGTACCCGCTGGGCATGTACGGATTGAAAGACCCCTGCGTGGTGTCGCCGTTGCGGGTGACGGTGAAGTTGTTGGTGCTGCTGTCAAGGAACGTGTTGTTCTGAGCGCCGTTCGTTGCGCTGGTGTTCAGCAGCAGGGTGACGTACTCGAAAAAGGGATCGGTGGCCGCAGCAGCAGCGGCCGGCTTAAAAAAGCGACTCCGACTTGTCGAGCGCGTCACCGGAAACATCAGTACCCCTCGCCGGCCATGATGTGAAGCGATCCGCCACCAGCCGGGGCGATGTACGCCACCACGTTCTGGTCTTGCGCTTTCGACAAAACGATCTGCGTGGATGGCAAAACGGGGTAATCGGCAGTCGTGGCCGTTGCCGAGCCTTCGCCCACGCGCACGTAGGCCACCACCGTTGAACTCAGATTGGTGATGACCAGCGCCTTGCTGCCACCGCCCACCGTGCTGGATGCGGACGCTACGCCTGGCGACACCGTAACGCCGCTGCCGTAGGCCGGGTTGAATGCTGCTTGGACTGCCATGTGTGCCTCGTCAGGAAATGCGATACCAGGAATTGGTCGGCTGATAGAACCGGAGCCGGAAAAACGCCTCAGCCGCCATCGTGGTCGGGTCGCCGTAAACGGCAGACGCGCCATTGGCGCCCACGGCAAACGTGGTGATGATCTGCGTGGTCGTCACCAGAATCTCAGTGCCGTCAGGCGTCGATGTGTTCAGTGGCAGCGTCACGGTGCCGGCGGCCAGCGTGCCGGCAGGTTGCAACACAATCCACTGCTGCTCACTCACAGGCGTGGGCGCCGCGATGTTGAAGCCCGTGGAGGGAACGTACAGGTTCACCGCCACCGTAGGCGATGCGAACTGCTGCTGGAAGTAGGACAGCAGGGCCGACATCGGCAGGCGCCGTGCGTCCCCGTTGTTCGGGCTGTAGACCGGGATCTGATCGCCGGCAGAGGCTTCTGACAGCAGCGGGAGTTGATTGATCGTCGGCATGTGCGCCTCTCAGAATTCAAGCGGGCCGTCGCGGCCTGCCAGGATGGGTTCTTCCGGGTTGTCCACGAACGGATCATCGTAGGCCTTGGCGCCGGCGCCACGCGGCATGGACGCAGGGAGTTGCATCTCCATCGGCATGGCCGCCCGCGACAGCAGCGTGTCATAGGTGCGCTTGGCCGTGGCCTTGGTGTCTGCCGAGACGGTTTTGCCGTAGCTGGGTGCCAGCTTGATGCCCAGGTTCGTGATGATCGCCTCGTAGGCGCTATCCGGCACGTTCGTCTCGTCGTCCAGGCCGGTGTCCTGCGGAGAGCCTGGCAGTGGGTAACCCACGCGGATGCCCAGGGCATTCCACGATGCCATCTGCGCGTCCAGCCGGCGAACGGCGCTCTCGACCTGCTGCGGGCTCAGGTCGAAGACGTAGGACGCCAGGCCAATCTCTTCCAGCGAGGCCTCGACAAACTGGCGCTTGGAGTACCCCATGTCGGCCTCAGATCGGGTCGTCGTCGGCCGGTGCCGGAGGTGTCATGGCGGCGGTGATCTTGGCCATCAGCGTCTCGTCGCTCCAGCGGCGGTCCACCTTGATGCCCAGCAGCGCAGCCTGCTGCTCCATCTCAGCGCGGGTCGGCGGGGCGTTGTCTGCAGGCTCAGGGGCCGGTGCTGGCGTGGGTGCAGCGGGCTCCAGGCCCAGCGCAGCCAGGAACGACTCATGCCAGCCGTCAGCGATGGCCGCGCCGAGGTCTTCGGGCGCCACGCCCTTCATGTCATAGGTCTTCCCCGGAGGCCCGAAGTGCGGGCCAGGGCTGCGGTAGACCACGGTGATGTCGTCGCTCATTTCTTGCCCTTCGGCTTTGCGGTCTTGGCCGACTCACGGAATGCGGCGGCACTGGGCGCGCCCTTGGCGCCAGGCTTGCGCATCTTCTCGCCACTGCCTTCGGCGATGCGCTCGCGCTTGGCGTGGATTGCAGCGTACAGGCCGGCGGGCTTCTTCACTTCTTGCCCTTCGGTGCAGGGCCTGGACCCTTGCTCGGCTTGCCGGCCTTCATGGCAGCGGTGCGCGCCGTGTTCAGGGCGATGGCCACGGCCTGCTTCTGCGGCTTGCCGGCCTTCATCTCCTTGGAGACGTTGGCGCCAATCGACTTCTGCGAGTAGCCCTTCTTCAACGGCATGGTGCGCTCCAGATGTGAAAACGCGGGCGGCGGCCAGGAACTCCCAACCCTAACCGCCCGCGTGAGAGTCTACCAGCGATCAGGACGCGATACGGTAGATCGTGTAGGTGGCCGCAGCAGTCTTGCGAGCGCGGAACAGGCCCGAGCTGCTGAGTGCAACCGCCATGTTCCCGACCAGCGTGCAACCCGCTACGCCACCGCCCACCGAGATGGTGAAGGCGTTGGTCGCGCCGGTGTTGATGACACTGAAGTCCACCGAGTCGTTGATGGCCAGCGTGGTGGCCGCGTCCAGCACGGTGCCGGTCGGGGGCGTGGCCGTCACGGCTGCGGCGGTGGTGGAAGTCACGATGCCGCCCAGGATCATCGCTGCGGTCAGGTCGCCCGTGGCGTTCAGCGCGATGGGATCGTTCTGGAGATTCCAGTCGCCATCGTTGGAAACGTGCGGCGAGGTTCCCACCTCGTACAGCACGGGGAAGTCACCAGCCTCGATGTAGATCGTGGCGCCGTTGGTGAACGCCGACGAGGTGTAGGTGGTGTTCACCACCGTTTGCAGCAGGCTGTTCGTGGTCGGGTAGTTCGGGAAGCCGACCACCTGATACACGTTTGCCGTGCCCTGGGTCTGGACGACGATGCGCTGATTGGCCGTCAGCGTGACGGTGGCATTGCCCTGAGATTGGATGGTCTGGTAGGCCATGATGTGTGTTCCTTGTTCGTTTGCGATGCGGGCCGGTGTTACCCGGCCCGCGTTCGATCAGGTCTGCGAGAACATGATGATGCCGCTCATCTGCGGCTGCTTGTTCACCACGCCATACAGCGTGTCCAGCCGGTACTTGGTCTTCATCGTGTTGATGTCGTACTGCTTCGTCATGACCAGTTCGATGCCCTGGTCGGTGGAAGCACGCATCACGGCAGCGCCTGCGTCGGTGGGCACAGCGTAGCGCCCCGGCAGGATTTCGAGGGCGTCCTTCTGCCAGAACGGGTTCATGTTGCCGGCCACGGTGTTCAGGAACACGACAGGCGACGTCGCGGAGGGCGTCGGGATCGTCACGTTCTGGTACTGCGCCTCGGCATCGGTGCCGCCCTGGCCGCTCACGATGGCCGGGGTGATGACCAGCGTGGTGCCACCAGCGGGGACGCTGATGACACGGAAGCTCTTCAGCACGCCGGTGCTCTGCTTGGTGATGTGATGCACCGCGAACACGCCGCCGATGGTGAACGAGTCACCCACGGCCACGCTGGCGCTGGACGACACCGTGATCGTCTGGAAGCGGTTGTCCACGTTGCTGGTTTCGCCCGTGGTCGCCGTGGTGGTGGACTTGGGAACCCAGTAGTTGCCGGCAGCAGCCAGCGTGGACACCTGAATGCCAGCACCGCCAGCGGCAGCGGCCTTGCGCACCGCATAGTCCAGCTTGTACGTCTCGAACGACGCCACGCGGCCCACATAGGCGCGACGCAGGGCGCTGTCGGAGATGTCGTTGCCGAACGAACGGGTGTTCTTGGCCAGGTCAGAGGCCATCCCGTTGTAATCGCGGGTGGACAGGGCCAGATAGCGGTCCGTGTCCATCACTCCCTGCTCGTTCATGACGGCCTCGATCTCAGCCACATCGTCGAAGCCAGAGGCTGCGGCGGTGCGCTTGACGACCAGCGAGCCCTGTTGCGCGGCCACGTTCATGATGGCGACGTTGATGTCCGAGGCCAGCTTCTGCTTGGCCGCATCGCCCAGGCGCTGCTCTTGCAGGGCATCGCGCAGTTCCGTTGCGGTCATGATCCAGGGCACGGCGCGGCTAAAGCCGATGGTCGCCGGGACGGTCAACTGGGTGTAGTCGTCGAAGTTGTTCGTCATGTCGGTGCCGCTGTAGCTCACCGAGATGTACGGCTGCGGACGCCAAATAACGTTGTTGGTGCGCTCCATCATCGTCTGATCCGTGTTGTAGATCGCGACGTTGCGAGACAGAACGAGGGCGTCCTGGAAGCCTTCCAGGATGTTTTCGAACGCGATGCGCTCTTCTTTCGAGAATGAGTTGGCCATTGTGGGCTCCGAGATGAGTGAGATATTGCGGATCGCTCCGCGCCTGCTTACTCACCCCGTCGGAGTCGGGCGGCCACTCTGTGTCTTGTCACTGCCGACTTTGGGCTGGCGAAACCCGAATGGCGCCGAATGTACCACATCCGGCGCGGGGTGCAAGTGGTTAGATGTTCAGCAGAGATTCCACCCGCTTGAAAGCGCGCATGTATTTCTGCATTCGTGCCACATCTTTCTCGGTCACACCCTTCAGGCGGGTCAGGTCCGAGTTGTCACGCAAGTCCTCCCTTTTCACCAGCAGCGCGTCACGGTTGCCAGCTAGGCGCTCAATGAACTGCTCGTATGTCTCACCAGCCTGCCGCGTCAGCGCCTTGACGCCAGCAACCACACGTTCGGGCATACCGAAGTCGCGCAGATCATCAAACGACACATCGCAGTCTTCAACTACGTCATGCAGCACAGCAACGGCCATCAACTCCTCATCGCTTGTGCGCAATCGCATCATCATGCGTAGCGGGTGCAAGATGTAGGCGTTCCCACCCTTGTCTGTTTGGTCCGAGTGCTTGTCGGCGGCAAACTGAATCGCCTTTGCAAGAACATTCATGTTACGCCCGCGCCTTCGCCTTCAGTTGCTGCTTGTACCGGATGACCTTCGTCATGTCACCCGTTCGGGCGGCATCCTCGCGCAGCCGTTCCAGCGTGCTGTCTGACGTTCCACTGACAGGCGCAGTGCCTGCCGGCAAACTGCGCTCGGGCGCGGGGGGCTTGGTGCGGGGGGTGACTTTCAACTTGGTGTCCTCGATTCGTGATAACTCTCGCAGAAACTGCGTCGGTTTTTGGATTGCGGCCAATCGGGCCAGTTCTTTGGGGTTTTTTCCCAACGCAACCACCATCAAAGCAGGGTTGTCGAGTGCGTCAAGCAATATCCCCTGCTGCGTGACGTTCAGGGCCTGCCACACCGTGTGCTCGGCGTCGTCGAAGTCCCGCACCTTCAGATCGGCCTTGGCCTTGCCGTAGCCGTCGAGCTTGGCCTGCCACGCCTTCTGTGCCTCCTCGGCCTGGCGCTG